TACCGGAGCTGCTTCACGAAATCGTCGTGTTCCTTTTGAGTGAGACCTGGATCGTCTGGCTGGTTCGCTAGGAACTCTCGCCCTGCATCAGATAGAAAAGCCATCACGCTTCCTGCTGCCAGTCGTACTTATCGATCAGCTGTTTGCATCCCTGGCACGTCAGAGCAGACCACGAAAAGTGGTGGATACACCCAATGTGCCCACATTTCGGGCATCTGATAAACGTTCCCCGTTGCTTAGCCCTGGAGCGTGTTGTGACAGGCTTCGATCCTTTCTGGAACGGTATGAAGAACTGGCTCGGCTTGCCGTTCATAGTCACTCCGTCTTTCCAAGTCAACCCAATGCAATCGTTATTGAGCAGGCACTTGATCAGAAACTCTTCTATCCGTGGAGCGTAGATAACAACGTAGGCATCGGATGCCCAGTGGACCGTTTTACCAGCCATCACGGCTGTCTTGATCTCAGTTAAGTTCATTTTTCTGAGTACAAATAGGTGTGCAGTCTGTTGTGTAGCTTTTCAATCATTTTGTACTTGACACAATCAGACTTTTTAATCTCTTCAAAGAAACCCATTTCCATGAATAAGGAATCATGGATGGTTTCTAATTCCTGGTGCGTAAATTCGATGCGGTTCATTGCAGCCCAGGATTAAGGTCTGCAGGAGTAGGGATGGAACGTATCCAGTCGTCTTGCTCGCGCTGTTGCTCAAGTTCTTCCAATTCTTCGTCTGTGAAGATCTCAAAAGGGAGTGGAACGTCGTCTGTGTTGGGGTAGTTCATGCGAAGGGAGAAACGGATTGGGGTTTGTAGCCTTGCCATTTTTTGGCTGTGTCGATCGCTTTGATGAGCTGACAGACTTCCTTGTTTTCACCTTTTGCTACAGCTATGTCGAAACGGTGCTGGAGCATTGCCAACATTGCGGCAGGATCACAAGGACATTCGTCTATCCCTGGACCGTCATCGGAGAGTTGAATCTCCTGCTCTGCTGCAGCGATGTCGGTGTAACTCGTCGAACGAGACACGAAATAGCGGGCGCTGATCATGGTGGCTACCGAAGCCGCTGGTACACCACGCTCAAGCATTGCGCGGGCGTAGCTCAAGCGATGTTGGATTTCTACTTGGGTTGCCATTATTTGCTAAGCCCTGGTTCGTGTGGGTAGTCCAGGCCCATCGCACCGGCAAAGCGTTGTAGAAGTTCGATGTCTTCCCTGGTGCGGTATGGATGACCATGCAGGTCGGCTAAGAAATCAACGACGGCGTTAGGTACAGCGCCCTGATCACAGCCCATCTGGACCGTGGTCCGGTCTTCGGTGTCCCAACTGTCGTGGCTGGTTACTTGCCAGCGGCTGATTGTTAGCCGTGGAATGTCTGTGAATGTGTGCACGTGTTCGGTGCGGAATGTGTGGTTCATGGCTGGAACGTAAATAGGATTTTTTGGAAAGTTGGACGTTTAAATATCTGGGTAGATCTCCCTGGCTAGTTGGGATGCACCCCAGGTCATGGCGTGGTTCACGATGGCTGCGTTCATGTCGTCGCCATCAGCGAAGCCGTCGCATTCTCCCTTTAATGCGTGGATCGTTGAGGTTGCGCCGATCGCTTCGCAGTAGTCATTAAATAAGGCCATAACGTCTTCTTCCTGTGTGTTCCAGCGGTTTAAGAGCTGGTACGTGTAGCACTCGCACATATTTACCCAATCGGATTGGTCAAAGTCTTTCAATCCTTCGGGGCAGTCGTCGAAGCGGTCGATGATGTCATCGATGCAACGGCTTGAGGGTGCTGCCCAGTCTTTATCAACCCAGCGAGATCCTGCTTCGGTCAATAATTCTGTGAGTGTTGCCATGGGTGGGCTTTTCCTGTGGATTGGGTCGTTGTTCAGATAAGGGCGTCTGCGATTTCGTCGTAAGTTTCAGCGACGAGATCGGCTAAACACTCCCAAAGTTCACCGGATTGGTCGCCATAAGGGTCAAACCATGCGAGACCCTCGGGAGTTGGCTGGCACGTCCAACCTGTGGTTTCTTCCATCAGTTGGCTGTATGCCTTGACGCTTTGGGTTGCTGCGTCGAGTTGTTCTAGTTGGGTCATGGGTGGACTTTGTTGGGAACTCTTTTAGTGTAGCACACATTAGGAGACATGTGTCAAGCCCTGGAACGGTTAGCAGTTCTCACGGCTTCGGTTAGTATTAGTGAAGCTCCACGATTTCCAGCCTGTGGCTGATAACAACACCGAAGAGAAGAAGACGAGCGTCGGTGACGATGAATCGAAGCGTTGGCGTCAGGGTCGTGGCCCTAGCCACAAGGTTGAAGAGCGTGCCCAGGTTTGTTATGGCTACATCTTGGAGGGTGGAACACGCCACCAGATCGCTGCCAAAATGTCTGCACGGTTCAACATCTCCATAAGAACAGGACACGATGACTACAAAAGGGCGATGCAACTCCTAAGGGAGGAACAACAGGGAACACGTGAAGAATTGTTGAACCAATTGCAAGCTTTACGTCTTGCGACGGTGCAACGGGCCCTTAAGCGCGGCCACTATCAAACCGTGGCGACGCTCTTGGGCGACATGGGCCGCGTAATAGGGGAGGCAGCCCCAGAGCAGTTGGCATTACAGGTTCCAACGCTCGACATCCGAATCGAGAATGAGAATCAGTCGGAGTAGATTGTCAAGGTTCTAGTTACAATACATGTGTACTATAACATTGTAGCCACAAAAATACCCCCACAAAGTATAATTAACTTTGCGGAGGTTGTTGTTAGTAACTCAACGGCCCCAGACTAACACTTTGCAGTAGCTGTAGTTGTTGTTACTTTGCATACAATTGTTGTAAACTAGTGTATCTTGCTGTGCAAAATGTTTGCCTGTAAAAATTGTTAACGAAGCGAGAGAAACCAGAGAGATAAAATAGATTTTGGAAGACATCAGCTTGGGTGACTAAATGTTAGCAACTGTGTGTTGCTAAATATATTTTAGCAGAGCTTACTAAATATGTCTAGAGCTACTGTGCTACTCTGTCAGCTGTCACACGCTCAGAAAATTCTCATTTTTTGTAAATTTTTCTAGTAAATTTGTACTGTGTGCCAGTCGGTGCAACTGTCACAGGGGGGAAGGGTTGCAAAGTAGTACACTTGTACCTAAGCGCGGGGAACTTACTGATACATACCAGATTATTTGCACTGTAGCACACCCCCGGGGGTAGGGGTTGAAAAAGCAGCTAATGTATTACCCATGGCCATACAAAACGCACCCCCACTTAGTCTTCGCTGGGCCCAAGGCCAAGTGTTTACTAGCGAACGCAGATTCCGTGTCCTCGTTGCAGGCCGCCGTTTCGGTAAGTCCTACCTCTCATGCGTCGAACTATTGCGTGGAGCGATCAATAACCCCGGGGAAACCTTCTTTTACTGCGCCCCCACGTACCGAATGGCAAAGGATATTGCCTGGAAAGTGCTCAAAAAGCTTGTACCCAAGCCATGGATAAAAACTAAAAACGAAACCGACCTCAAATTGGAGCTAGTAAACGGTTCCACCATTGAATTAAAGGGCACAGAGAACGCAATGGCGCTTCGCGGACGCTCTTTATCAGGAGTTGTCCTTGACGAAGCCGCATTTATGGACGCTGAGGTCTGGTTCGAGGTCATTCGCCCCGCCCTTGCAGACAAACAGGGCTGGGCACTCTTTATTTCTACCCCGGACGGCACCGCTAGCTGGTTCTACGACCTGTGGTGTTACTGCGAAGACGACCCAACCAAAGAATGGCAGCGTTGGTGCTACACAACCATCGAAGGGGGCAACGTCCCCGCCACCGAAATTGAAGCAGCCCGCGCTCAACTAGACCCACGCACATTCCGCCAAGAATTTGAAGCCTCCTTTGAAAACCTCAGCGGCCTCGTAGCGGTCAGCTTCTCCGACGAAAACATATCCCCGAACGCCAAAGACATTTCAATCCAACCAATCCTCCTTGGCGTTGACTTCAACGTGGACCCAATGTCTGGCATCTGCGCCGTAAAAGACGGCGAAAACCTATACGTCTTCGACGAAATAATGCTCACAGGCGGAGCAACCACCTGGGACTTTGCAGAAGAAGTAACCCGCCGCTACGGCCTGGAACGTCGCATAATCGCGTGCCCAGACCCAACAGGCGGCGCACGAAAAACCAGCGGAGTAGGCGTAACAGACCACGCAATATTACGCCGCAGCGGTTTCACCGTTCAAACACCAAGAGCCCCTTGGAAGATCCGCGACAAAATTACAGCCGTAAACACAGCATTAATGGACGCATCTGGAGCACAAAGAACAGTAATCCACCCACGTTGCAAACACTTAATCAAATCCCTACGCACACTCACATACGCCCCTGGAACGGGCCTACCCAACAAAAACCTGGGCGTAGACCACGCATTTGACGCATTCGGCTATTTAGTTTTACAACAGTTTAATTTGGCCAAACCGGAGACAATGGGCACTACTTCTTATCGATTGTACTGACGTAGTTATTTAACGTGTTTCCACGTTCTTCCTACGATCGCATTCCAGGCCACTTTTTGCGATACATCCCAAACAAGCCCGCATTCAAAGGAGCTAGCCCCTTCAGCCGCGTACTGACGCATTTCCATAACTTTGGTGTTGTCCAGCTTGGAGTTTGGGTGGTCTTCCCCTACTAAGCGATAACAAACCGTTTCTTTTTCTCGAATAACTTCTGGCGACTGGGTCGTTACAAAGGTGTAAGAACAGACCGTACATTTGCGGTATCGCCTCACTTCTTCTGGTCTTTTGCGGTTAATGCTTGTGACTCGACTGTTGCTTCCGCATTTTGGGCACTTCAATGTGGTTGTTGACTGGCACGAAAGGCTAGAATAGGGCAAAGCTAAGCGTTGTCATGCCCCAAGGAGCTGGAACTTACGGCAGCAAGAAAGGCCGCCCCGCCAAGAAGAAAAAGGGCTTATACGACAATATTGCGGCCAAGAAAAAGCGCATTGCAGCTGGGTCAGGCGAAAAGATGAGAAAAGCGGGTGATCCTGGCGCACCAACAGCAAAAGATTTTAAAAAATCAGCAAAAACAGCTAAAAAACCAAAACGTACAAAGAAATAATCGTGGTTTAAGTGACCCGGCGGGTTAGAATTGTGGTATAGAACCTTTTACGCCCAGCCATGGCCATCCTTCGTGGTGAACAAGGTGCCGTCCAGTTCTCTCCTACCGGTAGCAGCAACGCCACCATCGTTGGAACCCGTAGCTGGACATTAAGCATCACCAAAGACACGTTAGACGTTACCGATCAGGGTGACACTACTCGTGCATTTGTCGGCAGCCTAGTTAGCGGCTCCGGCACTGTTGAACTGGTGTACGACCCGGATGCAACAGGTCAAGCAACATTCATCGAAGACATAATTACGGCTGCAGATCCTGCAGACGCCACATTCGAGTTGTTTACTACTGGTACTGCCAGCGGAACCGATTCCGTTAGTTTTGCCGGAATTATTACCAGCATGGACATTGCGTCCACAGTTGGGGAACTCGTAGTTGTCACCTGCAACTTCATCACCAGCGGTGCCATTACTTCCAACCTTGAGTAAGGGTTAGGACAATGGCAGAACGCAAAAAGCGTAAGCGTGGCCCCAACCTTAGTGTTGGGCGTGGCGAAAAACTGCCTGCTAGTAAGGGTGCTGGTTTAACCGCCAAAGGTCGTGCCAAATACAACCGGGAAACCGGTTCTAAGTTGAAAGCACCAGTCACAGGCAAGCCAAAAACAAAAGAGGAGGCTGCCCGCAAACGTTCTTTCTGTGCCCGAAGTCGTAGTTGGACTGGTGAGCGGGGTAAAGCAGCTCGTCTTCGCTGGGGTTGCTAATCACTCATTTCTAAAGTGTCATGACCTACTCAGTCCCCGGCTCCGTCAGAACTCATCTAGTCAGTTCTTCCTATTTAGGGAAAGTTGACAGTCCATTTGTTCGCACCCGAGCGGTGATCGATCAAATGAAGAGCTGGGAAATAATGAAAGCCGTGGTTTCCGGTACTGAGTATTTACGTGATAACAGCGAAGCATTTCTTCCACTAGAACCTCGCGAAGACTATTCCGCCTACCTAGCGCGTGTAAATCGTGCTGTTTTTACGCCTTATACTCAACGTTTGATTCGAGCGGCAGCAGGCTTGATTCTGCGTAAACCAATCAATATTGTTGGCGATCCATATTGGACCGACGTCTTTAACAAGGATGTTGACGGTTGCGGCTCAGATCTAGACGAATATGCACGTCGCTTGGTGATTTGTGCGTTGACCTATGGCCATAGTCATACGTTGGTTGACTTTCCCGCTCCAACAGAAGCCCGAAGCCTTGCAGAAGAGCGTGCATTAAACCGTCGCCCATATTGGATTGAAGTTGATCCAACCAAGGTGTATGGCTGGCGTTTGGATCGT